TATCACCCTCTCAAGCTAGAGTGTTGTTCTAGCGTTTCCATGAAAATCTTTTCTTCTTGTTCTTGTAAGAAGAAATTAAAATGAATAAAGTTATGAGCAACACTGTCTACAATTTCACTGGTTGCTCCTGTACCAAGCATCGCGGAGCCATTTAGCAAGGTTATTTCTTTTAATGCCTGTTGCACCTTAAGAGCCATGTTTGAAGCTTCTGAACAACCGCCAGAAGGGAAATATTGCACGTTAAATAACGTTGTGATGTGCCATCGTTTACCAATTTGTTTCTTCTGTTCAAGTGATAGAAAAAGTATCAAAAAAGCAGGAGCTTTAAACCCCTGCGGTACATCATCAATATAAATTTTGTAGCCGTCTCCAAAGGCTTCGTAGAGTTTCATAGAAGTAGCCGTAACAATATCATTAATCTCCATCGAAAGCCTCCTTCAATAGCTTCATTAGCTTCTTTTCTATTATTTGAGGTGCTTGTCGCTCTACTTCATCAGCCGAAATAGTCATCATAAAACGTCCTTGAACCCACCCTTGATGATTAGATGTTCTATGTCCAAATTCAACATAAGGTGCATACTCAACTGGGTTAGTTACAAATATTTCGTACACATCGCCACGTTTCGTTACTTGTAATGAATTAGCAAAAGCTTTAGCACTTTTACCGCCTCCACTACCCGATTCAGCTTCTTGATGTGTTTTAGCAGTCCATCCACGCCTTAATGTACCGCCTGTTTTTGATTGTCCTACATAGACCCCTACCGGGGTGCGTTTGATAACCTTTGCCAGCATCCTGGCGGCAAGCTCCTTAGCGCAATCCTTACAAAACTTATCTAAATCAGCACGTTCAAGTTTTTCCAATCTTCTCTGTAGCCTTTGCAACTGCCGGTAATCCACACGGCCCCACCTGGCCATTTATGCATACCCCTTGAATAATACTAAAGGCACTTCTTGATGGTCCATAAATACACCTGGTTCACCGGAACGAGTATATTCAGTAGTAATACCGTTTTGATGGACAATAATTTTGCAACCAGCGGGGATTATAAATTCATTTCCTAGTGATATCTTTACTTGTTTCGTTACAATAGCGGGGCCACCAGTATTAGATGTTGCTGTTAACTTTTCATGAGATAGCTTGCATTTTAAACCCTCATACAAAGTAACTTCTTCATGCCTGGTGATATGCGTTATTGGGTCCTTTGCTTCCTGCCAGGCTTTTACAATGCAGGTGCCTCGCCATAGCGTTTCTAGTGCTTTACGTCGCGCGCTTACCATGTCAATACCCGGTATTTAACAAAGTCAACATCGTTATGTCGCAGGTAGGTTACAAAAGCATTGAATTGTGCTTCAGGAGTGGTGCTTTCGCCAACAGCATACAATACGTTAGTGTCACCATCCTGCACTTGCTTTGCTACTAAGGCAAAATCTATTGCTTCAATATCTAATTGGCCCATGCTCTTTTTGGTAAACAAATATTCACCGACGACCATATCAACTGCAACGTGGTGTAAGCCCTCTGGAATGGTTGATAGATTTGTTTGGTTATTGATGTGATTTGTCACTTTGTCTACCGCAAATTGCAACAACACTAGATCGATATTACCAGGCTCACTAGACACCGAAATGCCTAGTGAGCTTAATCTATTTTTTGCATCTTCGAGCATAACATCACGCCCTATTCAGCTTTTTCAGTAGCTTCCTTGATCTTCTTGATAATGCCTTCTTCTGTCGTCGCTTTACCGATGTCGATACCATGCTCTTCGGCATAAGCTTTTAGTTCATCAACTGATTTACCCTCTAATTCTTCTGCATTATTTTGTTCTTTGATTTCTTCAATAAGCTCCATTGTTTTTTTATTTAAGTGTTTATCATCAATTACTAGTTCCTCGCCAATAGAAAAACGTTCTTTTACTCTTGCTTTGATTTTAGCCACTTTAAGATTACCTCCTAATTACGCAATTGGCTGCGCTTGGAATACGTTGTTTGCTTCTGGGAATGAAGGTATAGCTGTAGCAGCTGCCTTAGTCCAAGTAGAGATTGGATCCTTACCTTCTTCATAAACCATAGCAATTACTTTATCCACCACCGAAACATCAGCACCCTCGCGAATCATGCGGCTTTCTTCCGGTGTTGGGCCGTACAATGTTTCACCAAGGATTCCTTCACCGAACATAACGAATTTATTTTCACCGAAGAAACGAGCGGTAGTGTAAGTACCATCAGCATTTTGCTTGCGATATTTTGAATCATAAACTGCTATAGTTGGCAAGTCATGTTGGGTAAGGAACGCGTTTAGATCCTGACGGGTTGGGATTCGACCGGAATCTTTGCCGAATAAGTAACCAATAATCTTACCATTGCGCAAAATTTGAGTTAGCACCTTTGTAGAAGTTAAAGCACGACTCGCTTTATCATCTAAAGCATCCTGCCAGCGTTCTAAGTCGCCAATGATGTCTGCACTTTCGTCAGTCCAAAGATCTGTTCCAGAGAGAGTTTCTTGATGTTCCTCTGGTACATGATAGTCTACGGTCATATTTAGACCGTTTTCATTTAAAGTAACGACACCAGTTGTTAATACCTCCATGCGCATCAATTCAACACGTGCTTTTACGCCGGCAACCAATCTATCAATGTCATTAAACACCTGGCCCATTAAATATTGTTGCTCACCTTGTGTGCGCGGGAACTGTAATGCAATTAGATCCTTTTCAGTTAGTTGCATTTTACGTTTGATGTATGCTGCTTCCAGTGCTTGCTTGGCAGCTTCACGAGATCCAATTTCAGCTTCTGTATCAAATGCATGGACAGATGCTACAACCGGTAGTGAGCTTGCCCCAACTAGGTAGCTGAAGTCAAGTGTCTCGTGTTTTACTTCCGGGAAAAGAGCCTCCCCCAAAAGAGGTTTTAGTTGACGGTTTTTCAAATAGTTCAATACCGTTTCAGAGTTAAAAAGTTCTAATACATCTGGCATATTTTATAACCTCCTAAATGTCGCTATTGTTTAGCGAAATGTAATTTTTGTTAAAGCTGTTTTTGCCTCAGTAGCAGGAGCAACAGGCAAACGATCCTCTAAAACATATGCTTCAACAATTAATGAACCAGGTTGTGGCCCATTTGTTACGTCAACATCTGTATAAAGAATTCCTTCTGCCGTTGCATCGTTTGCAGGGAGAATAGTACCTGCTTTTACAATTTTCTTCCCATTAGCGTCCGCTGCAACACCCGCATCACTAACCTGATAAGTAAATGCTTGCACCTTTGAAGATGCTAAAAAGTTAATGCGTTCTGCTGTTTGAATCGGTTTTACATATGGCATTTAATTATCCTCCTCAATTAACCCCATGGGTTATTTTCATTTTTCGGCGCTTGCCCTTTTTCGTTTGCCATTTTGGCGAAATTAGCACCAATGTCGATTGAATTATCATCTTCACCGTCACCACCGCTTGGCACAAACCCCTTAAACGTTGGCTTGTTGGACTTGGGAACAAACAAAAAGGACTTTGATTCCTGCAGTGTTTTAATCTGCTCTTCAAGTCCTTTTGTGACGCTTCCGTCATCTCCTAGTTCAATTTTTGTTTTGTCTATAAGGCCGGCAACAAGGTCAGCATCATGAACCTTTCCTGCTAGAGCTAATTTTAAAGCACTAGACAGTTGTGTATCTTTCAGCTTTTGTTCAAAATCTGCCTTTTCTTTGTTGTACTTTGATTCTAGCTCAGTAAATTTTGTTTTAAACTCTTCATTGCCATCGGCTTGCTTCTTCAATTCTTTTAAGTCTTTGTCACGGTCCGCTAGTTGTTTCTTTAGGCCCTCAAGGCTGTCGTTTAATTCAGTAGCCTTTGTTTTGTGCGATTCAACTGTTTTTCCATGCTCAGCCATAATAGCGTCAATCTTTTCTTTCTCCATACCTAAGCCTTCTAAAAATTCACGTTTCATTTTCATTTCCTCCATTGGTTACGATTTAATTTTACGTGGTTACGTCCACGACCAGCTTTATTAGTTAACGCCCAAAAATGCTAAAATGGCGATTGAAATAACCATGTTTACTAAGCAACATATTTATTTTCCCACTCTTTATATGTGATATTAGATGGAATGTAATAAACCTTTCCATCCCTCCCCCTTGCGATCCGTTCACCATAGTAATCATCAAAATAAGGCACTGTGGTTGTCCGGCACCACGGGTGGAAAGGATTAGCAGTTACCCCGGGTTCATACTCACTC